TACTTGGGCAACGGATATTTCATATACATTAGCTGTTTGAGTTAAGGCAGGCGCAACAGGGGATGCACTAGCTACACCCTTTTTCACAAATGATTTTACGTGACGTGCTTCTGTACTTAAATCTAATCGAATGACAATACGATCAAAACGATTTTTACCGACTGTTTCTGTATCGTGTGTATGATTTAATAAACTGTCATTGGCGTAATATCGTCCTTCCACAAATGCCACACCTGTATTCAATTTCGTTATCATGCTTGAACCATCAGCACTAACGCTTAATTGATTACCTGCACCTTTCATAACACCAGTTGTTACAAGTGAAGCGAAGTAATCGGTAAACTCCTGTGCATTATACTCCCTATCAAATACTCCACTCTCATCCTCAACAGGGTCAAAAAAGCTAAATTTTTCTGCCATGCTTATACCTCCTTAAACACTTAAATATCTATGCTTGTATGAAACGTAAACCTCTGGACGACCAGAATCAGTAATAAAGCTGAATTTGTTTTCACCCATATCCAAACTAAAAAAATCTGAATCTGGGTCAATCCAAGGAAATCCGTTTTGACTAACTCCATCTGGTGCTACAATCTCTACTTTCTTATTTCCGAAAGTTGTTTCTAAAATTAATTTATACCCCTCTGGAATAGTACGGTTAACGCGTATAAATTCACCTGTGCTAAGATTCGTAATCTTTGGGTTAACCGCAGCTCCACGAAATTCCACAATGATTGGTGTGGGTACGTCACCTTTATTGATCAATATTCTCGAATCTCCACGACTAGCAAAGCGTACTGGGAAATGAAAAGAAAATCTGAAGTGTGCAACAAAGTCTTCAAGTTTGATATTTTCTGTCATGGTATCTAACCAGAAAGGTGATGGACATATAAGATTGACTAACCCCTTTTGAAAATTAATCCCTTTGTTATCCGTGCCAGTTGGAAATACGGGTACACCATCGGGTACTGCTTTTATTTCCCTTTTGGTATTACCATTTTCATAGATTAGTTTTCCTGCACCCAATTTTGAATTAAATACAGAAGCTACATATTGTCTTCTTTCTAAAAGCAAATCGTTTGTATTCCCCATTATTGCTATCTGTAAAGACAACAGGCGTTCATCAAATACAGAATCGATATGAGTACTCCCGTCTTGATATGGAGCTTTTGATAGCTGTACGTTCGCATGCACATCCCCTTTGCCATCCACAGAAGTTAAAATAAAAGGAGCCGAATTTTTCAGCTCCAAAGATTGTCCACGACTATTAATAAATGTAATTTTTTCAGCCATTTACACACCCCATTCCATGGCTAGTTGTCTTTGGGCTTGTATACTTTTTCTTGCCAGTTCTGAAGGTGAAATATTTGGTACCTGGTTAACAATAGTAATACTAGATTGATAGCTTCTGGCATTGTCCACATGGCTAACCGAACTACCTGCAAAACCACTAGCATAACCACCAGGATTAATATTTGGCATAGTCGCATTTGCCATCTTTTGAGCAGCATTTGTAATAGCACTCATGTTTTGCTCCATACCTTCTGCGAGTCCTGCCGGGATCCATTTACCAAGTCCCATCATGACACGTGACGGTGATTTGATTTTTAATGCACTTGCGATAGTTTTAGAAATTGAATCAGCAATAGCTTGAGCTTTCTTTTGCAACGATGGCTCCATATCTTCCATACCTGCCATAAGACCTTTGATGGTATCTTTACCGATGGATTTCATAGAAGTTTTCATAGTTACAAACTCATCTGTCGTACCTGTTCGAATTTCTTTAATTTTAGAAGCCCATTCTTTCTTATAAGCATCTAATTCCTTCTTAGTCTCAGCAGTTAATTCCTTGATTTTCTTATTCGTATCTTTATTCATCTGTGCTAATTCACTTTCAGCTTGCGTTCTAGCTAGTACATTCTTATCCTTCCACAGTTTAGCGTATTGTGTAAGTTCCTGATCAGTCAGAGTTGTTAGTGCTGCGATCTCAGGTGCCGCTTTAGGGCCCATTTGACGTAATTCTTCAAGTAGTCCTTTGTCGATTCCCTTTTTCGCCAACAATTGAATATTTTTAGACCAAGTTTCAAATACAGCAACTTGGCCTTGCAAGTTCTCAAGAAGCTTTTGACCAGTTATATCAGATGATTGAGATACCTCGTCAAAAATGCCTGCAAAGCTAACCAATGATGCTGTCCGGTCATCAACCGCTTTTTTATATTCAGCTGTTAAAGCTTTTTCAGATTCAGCTAGTCTTGCATTAGCATCTGAAACTTTAGCTGTATATTCATCATTCAAAGTTGTTAATTGATTGTGTATCTGTTTCTTTGTTTCATAAATACTTTGATCAATTTGCTTTCGTTCATCAGAACCTTTTTTATAGTTCTTCTGTAATTTTTCCCATGCTGCTAATTCTTGTGTTAATGACATTTCATTCATTTTCACTTTATCTTCAATAGAAGATTTAGCAACGTCGAATACTTCTTTTGCATGTTTTTTATTTAAAGAAACAATTTGAGCATTGATTTTAGCTACAGCATTCGGAACATTAGCATACTGTTTTTTCATGGCTTCTAATGATTTCACATACTCGGTTATGTCTATTTTCTCAGCTTTGAATTTAAGTGACAGGTTCGACATTTTTGTGTTGAAAGATTTAAGAGCTGCTGCTGCCGCTTTTCTACCTGCTGCTGCAATATCTTTCTCTTTCTTAGTTATACCGTTTACAAATCCTTGCCCCGTATCCTTGCCTCGTTTTTCAGTTTCCTTAGAAGGTGAGTGTCGGTCTAACGCCTTGTCCATTGCACCTAAAAATACTTTACCTATGTTTATAGCAGCGTTTTTAACGTCTTCGATTTTATTTGTAATACCCTTTACAAACCCAGCAATAACATCTTTACCGACTTGTATTAGATCGATTTTTTCAAGAAAAGCTTGTGCCTTATTCCACCCGTTTTCTATGTTACTTTTTACTTCCACCATTTTCTTTCCGACACTTACAGCCATATCGCTAATTTTATCTCTAGCAGTATCTTTAATTGTCTCAACTGTCGATTTAGTCTTTTTTAGAGCATTATTCCATTCATCAGATATACTCTTGCCTATTGATTTCATTTTAGTGGATATATCAAATTTCATGACCTGCCATTTGGATTTAATTTCACCTGTTTCCCAATCGACTTTTTTAACATGTTCATCTGCTTGTGATTTCGCTTCAGACACTACTTTTTTATGCGTTTCTTCAGCATTTTTAACTGTCTCATCTTTTTGGCGTTTAGCTTCTTTAATTAACTTGTCTGCCTGATCAGCACTAATTACTTTCGATTCATCACGCATACGAATAATTTCAGCAACGGATTCTTTGTATTGTGCATTTGCATCTTTCACTACTTTATTTTTTTGCTCTGTAGAATTTTTAACAACCGCTGCTGCTTGCTCTGCTGTAATCTTAGAGGCTTCTGTTTTTAGGCTTGCGAGAATAGCTTTTTGTTCCGCTTCACTTTGAGACATTACTTTGACTGCTGTTGTTTTCATTTCTTCTTGAATTTTATTAATTTCTGTACGTTCGGCTTCAGTAATAGCTCTCTTCTCATTTTTAGCAGTTGTTAATATTTCTTTAACGCGATTTTGCCCATCAGTTACTTTTTGTTGCTGTTCTTCTTGTGACTTTTGGACATTAGCAACTATTTTAGCTTCTTCGCCCACAGTTAAAGTGTTGCTTCTTGCGAAAAAGTCTTGTGTCGCTGTTAACTGTTCTGCATGTTTTGATTGCATTGTAGACAAAACTTGTGAACCCATTTGTTCAAAGGTAGATATAATTCCAGTAGCCATATCTTTTGTGACTGTTTGACCGGACCAAGAAAGCTGATTTAGTGAAACCGTAGCTTTATCATTTAATTCTAAAAAGCCACCAACTGCTTTTTGCGTTCCTTCTGAAACGTTATCTCCAAACACTTTCGCTTCTAATGATGGCTTTCTAAAATGATTAACTAAAGCTACAGCACCAATGCCAAGCCCTGCTATTGCCAATACAGTTAAACCGATGGGTCCAGTTAACGCAGCGAATGCGGTGCCTAATGCTGCTGATGCACCTCCTGCAGCTGCTATTGCTGTGCTAACTGTTCCCATTGCGGTCACAATCGTCCCAATCGAACTAACTAGCAATCCACCAACAATCAAAACAGGTCCTATAGCTGCTGCTATTCCTCCTACAGCTAAAATTACTTTCTGAGTTCCTTCGTCTAAATTTGAAAATCCCTCTATAATCGGTGTTATTTTGTCCACAAGTTCCATCATTATTGGTATTAAGATTTCACCAAAAGTCATACCAACTTCAACAAGTTTGTTTTTCAAAATCGCTAATTGTGATGCTGTGGTTTTATAACGCTGTTCAGCTTCATTTGATAAGGCTGTGTTTTCCTTCCAAGCGTCAGAAGATGTTTTTACGGCCCCTGATAATAAATCAGATGCTCCAGCCATACGTAGCAACGTGTCAGATTCTCGTATGCCCTTAATACCAAGGATAGATAATATTTCGGTTAAATTTTTACCCTCTCCACTAGACTTAGCAAGTCCTTTTACAAATAAATCAAGAGCGCCTGCTGCATCTGTTTCAAACGCCTTTTTAAATTCGGCACCAGTGACACCTGCCGTTTTCGCATATAACTCTAAATACTTTCCGTTATCTGCTACGGCAGTTTGCATTTTTTTGAGAACCGTGGACATGGCTGTACCGCCTGCTTCGGCTTCGATTCCTAAACTGGACATTGTTGCAGCAAGTGCCAAAATATCAGATTCGCTCATCTTCACTTGTTTCCCTTGACCAGCTAAACGCATTGCCATGGCTGATATTTCCGATTCGGTTGTTGCGTAGTTATTACCTAACGCTACAAGTGAGCTACCTAATTTATCAAAATCATTTTGAGACATTCCAACGATGTTGGCAAACCTCGCAAATTCTGTAGCTGCTTGTTCACGAGTTAAATTGGTAGATTCGCCTAGATCAATAATAGTTCGTGTAAAACCTAAAATATTATCTTCGGCGATACCTAACTGACCAGCCGATTCAGCAACTGCAGCAATATCACTAGCTGATGTTGGCAATGTTTGTGCCATATCCCGTATGCCTTTTTCTAACTTTTTAAATCCTGCTTCTGAAGTATCCACAGTTTTTCTTACACCTGCAAAAGCTGATTCAAAATCAATAGCTGCTTTTACAGCACCACCAACCATTGCGGCAATCGGTGCAGTAACATAAAGTGACATCGATTGCCCAACAGCTTTCATTTTATTACCGACATTTTGCATCGTCTGACCAACACGTTGCATCGCTTCACCTGCACGTTGCCAACCTGATTGAGAGCGTCTTAACTCTTCTTCTTGCCTCCGTAATGCTGCAGTAACATCGCTGATTTCAGTTTCGGTTCTGGTATACTCTGCAACTGCTCTATTAAGTTGAGCTGCTAAACGTTCTGTAGCCGCTGAATTTTCACCAGTCGCTTGTTTACTGCTCTCATAAGCTGCTCGTAACGCCCTCACTTTGGCTTCTTGGTTACTCAACAATCTAGTTAAAGTTTCTTGTTTAGTACGTAATCCATCTGTCGTATTACCCCACTCACGCCCTCTATTTCGAACGATAGACATTTCTTGGCCAAGTGTTCTCATACTTCTATCAATGCTCGCAAGAGAGCGTTCAAACGTTGCGCTATTCATTGATAAACTAACCCTCAGATTACCAACCTCTGCATCTGCCATTTAATTTCACCAACTTTTCATGATTTGACTTGTTACCATTTCACTTGATCCGCAAAAACTGTTGGAACCTGCTCTTTTTTCTCTTTTTTCCATCCTTTAAAAGTGCAATGACTATCCCAAAGAGTTAATAACTTGCGTAGTGTCATCTTCCACACTTCTTCTTCTTTTCGATTTAGATGAACAGTTCCGATATAAATAAAAAAATCGAACGGTAATTCGCTCGATTCCACTACTTTCCCGATTCAGTTTGAGTTGATTCTAATTCTGGCATTGCATCACCTAACGCTTGCCCTAACGCTTCTACAACACTAGACATGTTAGCCATTGTTATTAATGAACCAACTTCTTTTTCTGTTAATCCCTCATGCTCAAACAATGCAAATAAAACTGTACGAATTATCTTAAAATCCGAACCATCGATACCTGTCAAAACCGTGATTACGTCATCTCCAAATTTTTCTTGTAGTGTACACATAGAGTTCAAATCGAATTTAATATCATATTTTTTCCCATCTGCTAAAGTAACCTTTGTACCTTCGTCTTTCATAATTTCTGCTTTAGTTGTTTTACCCATCATCTATTCCTCCTAATTTTTAATAAAAATAAAAAGTGAGCCGAATATCCGACTCACTCTGTTAGCTTATTTAATTATAAAATTCGTTCCTATTACCGCATCCCCTATAGCAAGGGGTGTACTAGGGCGCAGGTGTTGCAGTTGGTAATTGAACTTCGTCAAACCATTTAGCAATTACTGCTGCATCTGCACCTGTATCGTCTTCATCCACAATATATCGTTTAATCCCATTCCCTTTTGCATCTAAAATCGTATCTGAATGGACGAATACACCTTTAATTTTAGGTGTGTTGTATTCAATAGACTCACCTTTAGTCTTGTATTCTTCCTCTGGCAACTGGAAATTGCCTTTATAGAATACGAAATAACGGTACTTCCCGTTCGATTTCAAAGCTCTGAACAATAGTGCTCCGTTTGGTGCAACGTCTGCTGTTGTATCAATTACACCACCGTTAATTACTTGTTTTCCAAGCAATTTTGCATACACATCATTTGAAAGTGCATCGATACCTAACTCGATTTCTGTTTCACCTTCTGCGCTTGCTGATTCAGCTGCTCCATCATCAGCGTACAATACTGCATTTGATGTCTTGGGAGCTACTTTAGCTTCCATTGCTTTAGCGATGCGATATGGCTTCTCAAAGCCGTTTTCAGCACCTACTTTTTCTGGCGCAAAGAATAAATCTTTTAAACCGATTAATACTCCACTCATATATAATCATTCCTTTTCTATAAGTTAATTTCTGATTGATCATCATAATAAAACTGCATAACTTTGTGGAAGATTTTCGTATCATCTTCATAAAGTTCATGTGCAGTTACACGCGAGAAGCCTTGTTCTTTCAATAATTTCTTTACCTGTTTGACCACATCCACATAATTGCCTTTGGACCACACATCAATCTGAATTGAATGACGTGTTTCTTGCTCAGAATCCTCCGCAAATACTACACCCATTTCGTTATATTGAAAGAAAGTAATGTACGTTGTAGCTGTTCCTGTATACGTTAATAGAGCAACTGGAATACCAATGGGTTTGAGAGTATCAATGATTAATTTATTTAAACTCATAATCCTAACTCCCTCCCTACAACTTCAGCCATTTTCCTTTCTACATTGGATTTCTCTTGTTCGAAAGTGGGCCTCACCACAGGTCTTGCAGGCATTTTAGATGTCCCAAACTCATGAAAGAATAAATAAAAGGCGTCACTGTTTTGATTGGATAAACCAACCTCAATGGCGCCATTAATAACTTTTGAATTAATTTTAAAACTTCTCTCTGATTTACCAGAACGCTTCTTTAATCCATGTGAATAAACATTTCTTTCAAGCTTGTCACGTAAATATTCGCCAGCTTCCGTCAATGCCTTTTCTTCAATTACTTTTGTGTTGGCCATTCCAGTTAATCGATTTCGCAACTCTTCTAATCCAGTGAATTCAAAGTCCATCAACAGCACCGTCCTTTGTTTCACGAACGTGTATTGTCCACCATTGATTATTTTCATCATCATTGTTCATGGAAATGATTTTATAAATCTTATCTTTATGACGAATCCGCATATTGTCATCCACATCTTTTCTATAACGAATTCCGAAAGTTTTCATGTCTTGTAACTGATCTGCAGCTGCATCATAAAAAGCTTTACCTTTTAATGTTTTAATAGCTGCCCAAATCGGTTTTTTAAACGCTGTCCATTTAGTAATTGGAAAACCTTCTTCATCTTCTCCTCCTGGTGGAATTAAGAATGTAATACGATGTTTCAATTCACCAGGATTGTTATTAGAACGATAATTCATTCTACATACACCCATTTCAACTGCAATATAAGTGACTGCAAACCATAAGGAATAGGTATCTGAGCGACTTTAATACTTGTAGGGTTAATTACATTACGATTCTCGTAAAAGTGTGTGGCGAGCAAATGAACGGCTAATCTGTGCTGTGCGTAAACATCCTTCTCTCCAACTTGTAAGTAATAATCAGTTGGCTGAGTTACACCGGCATTTTCAAGATATAAAATGGTTGCTTGTAGGAATGAAGAAAGAGACGCATTTTCATCGTCTCCATCAATTCGTAAATATTCTTTTAGATCATTTAAGAGTTTGTCCAATTCAAATCACCATCTTTTAAGTAGATTCAAGTGTAGCGAGCCTAGAAATAATGTCATCATACTGCGCTTTTGTACCGAAACCATCTTTGCCTGCCGCTCCTGTATCTCCCTTGTCACCTTTTGGTCCTTGTGCTCCCGTTGCGCCTTTTGCACCTGCTGGACCTTCAACTCCATCAATTAATGCAGCAAAATCTGCGCCAGTAGGTTTTTTACCAGTGCTGAATATTTCTTTTAATTCATCTTTTGTTGGCATTACATTTCACCCCTTATTTAATAATAAAATCCGTACCTATTGTTGCCTCCCCTATCCCAAGGGGATTATTAGGGTTTAGCGACTACATCAGCTATACGGAATGCTGAAGCTAATTTGATACGGTGGTCAAAGTAAGCTGTTACCACAAATTGTTCGATACCTGTTTTGATATCTTTATCACGTTCGAAAGTTTCACCAATATCGTAGTTAAAGTGAGAGTAAGAGAAATCACCCACGATTGGTTTTGATGCACCATCTGCAAAGATAACAGGTTTACCCAACACTTGTTCAGGTTGCGCAGTATACAATGTTGCACTACCATTAGCTAATACTTCGATAATGTCTGAGTAATCTTTATATGACATTACGATTTTAGCGTTATCACGGTAGTCTTCGTGTAGATCTGCAATAGCATCCTTAATTGCTTTGTATTTGCTATCTGCAGTAACTTTCACAATAGCATTTTCAGTTGAGTAGAACGACATATGCTCTTCACCTGATTTAGGAGATGTAGCAAATGCGACTTTCTTTTCTTTTGCAGCTACACCTGATTTTAGAGCGTTCTCAACATGCGATACTAAGTTTGCATCAGATCCGTTGATAACTGTTTCCGATACACCTGCAAATACTTTGAATTTGTTACGAGTAAACGAAACCGTTTCACCTTTTGCTTCCAATTCATTTGCAGTTGCCATATCAGCGACAAAATCATCGTCATCTAAAGTAAATGCTAGACGTGGTAGTTCAAGGTTAGTAATTTGAGTTGTTTCTGAATGACCACGTAATGGGTTTTTAGCAAGTGGCGCAAGAATAACGTCTTGCGATACAGTTTTCGGTAAGAATTTACCACCACCAGATGCAGTATCGTCACCTAGCGCAGCGAACACTTCTCCGTCCACAAATTTACCGCGCATCGCTGAACGGATTAATGAAGCTTTTGCAGTAATAACCTTTTGTTGTGGATCTTCGATAGCTCCTACACCTTTATTTGAAGCTAATTTCGCTTTTTGTTCAGCTTCTAGTGCATCATGTTGTTGTTTAATACCATCAAAACGCATTTTTAATTCGTTTTTCGTTTTTTCTGCAGCTTGAATTTGTTCACCAGTTGATGTTGTATCTGTAAGAACAGCTGTATAAGCTTCTTCAGACTTTTTGTATTGCTGACCAATTGTTTGCATAGACATTTGTAGTTCGTAAAGTGTTGTCATAATTATTGTCCTCTTTTCGTTTTTTTTATTTTAGAATCATTTGTAAATAAGTAAGACTCGCCTTTGAATCTGCAAGTTTTTTTGCTTTTTCTTCATCTGTCATTCCTTGTGGTGCAGGTTCTTTTAATTGCTGTGGAAGATTCTTAAATTGTTTTGCAAACCGATCATTGATAGATGCCACCATTTGATTAGCACTTTCAACCACATCACATAAGCCATAACTCAACGCTTCATCAGCAGACAACCATGTTTCACCATCTAATAATTCTTTTAATTTGGATTCATCTAGCTTGTCACCTGCTTTATCCAAATACATTTGCATTGTTGATTGATTAATACGTTCTAAATCGTCTGCAGCCTTGCGCAATTCTTCAGCGTTACCACTTGCCCAAGTCCAAGCGTTGTGGACCATCAACATCGCATTTGAAGGCATTCGAATTTCATCAGCTGCCATTATAAGTACACCTGCAATCGATGCTGCTAGTGCATCCACATGAGCAATAACATATGCTTTATGACGTTTTAACATATTAGCAATAGCTAATCCTTCAAAAACTGAACCCCCAGGACTGTTTACATAAAGATGAATTGTGCTAACGTCTCCAGCTTCATCTAATTTCTCTTTAAAAATTGTGGAGGACATTTCACCGAATTCTTCCCAAGCCCATTGAGTTATTTCTCCATAAATAAAAACATCCGCTGATTTTCCATCTACAGATGCTTTGATATCAAAGAAACTATTCTTTTTCTGTTTGGCCATTTTGTTCACCTCCCTTCGTAGATGTAGTTTTACGCTGAGTAGGGTCCATATCAATTGGATATAAGTCGCCACTGATATGTAATTTCTCTGCATTTCCAATCATCGGTGGTAAGTCCTCTTTCTCACGAACTTCATTTGGTGTCATACCACCACTACGTAGCATCGCTTGATAAAATGCTGTACGTGCTGCCGTATCTCCGCGTAATAATCCACCAAGATTAAACTTGAATTCCATACCATTCTTACGGTCATCTTTTGTAAGCAATTTACGGTTAAATTCTTTCTCAAATTGCTTCACAATCGGCGTTAAAGTCATGGTTACGAATTGCAACATCATTTGTTCATTGGATCCATATGAACTCCCTTCGTTATCATTTAAGAAAGAAACTGGGATATTAAAAACGTTAGCTACCCTTGAACGTGTAATGCGTTCGGATGCTAACGTGTCTGATGCTACATATTTACGTTCTATTTCATCTACTTCCACACCCGGCTCTTGGAATAATATACCGCCATTTTCAGCGTAAAAACGTTTAAAATCCGCAATTATTGCATCACGTATTTCTGGTTTTACGTTTGCTGCATATTTCAGAATAAACGATTCTTTTTTCTCCATCTCAGAGAGTGAAAATTCTTGAACAGCTTTGTCGTATTTCAAAGTATTTTTAAGGACCTCAATAGGACTAATACCAGACCAACGACTAGCTCCTGTAATATGTTTTACATGTAGCATATTTCCGTTGTGGATGTAGTAGGTGCCATTTTCAGCCTGTACTTTATACCACAATGCTCCATCATCACTGTTGATGAAAGGTGTAACATAATTAGAATCTAAAGGAATTAAAGCTTCTGGTTGAAAACGAATATCACGCTGAATTAATACATATGCATTACCTGTTTCATTCCGTGATGTTTCCATTTTTTGAATAAGTTCATAACCACTCATATTTGGGTTAGGCTCATTTACCAATAGATCAATAACATCGTTGTAAATCGTTTCATGCTTTTGTTGTAATTTCAGCGGTAAAGAAGCCATGGTGTTTGAAATTCGAGTGACTACACTGAAAATATTTTCATTTGTGGCTAGTTGGCTGTTATCAACACCCCAAAAAGTACGACCAAACCAATTAGCAAAGTCGTAACCTTGTCCTTTCCAACCTGCAATTGCTGCTTTTGCTTTTACATTAAATTTTTGATACCACTTCATTTTTTCACCACCCTTCGCGGTCGCTCGAAGGTTTTACGATACCAACTGTTGTCGTTGTTGATTAAGTGTACTTCTCGATATGGAAGTGGGTTGTATGGCTGTTTCTTTTTAAATAGTTGTTGGAACCAGTTAATTAATCGTTTCATGGTTTCACCTACTTTCCTCCACAGTTGATGTTGAAGACATAATAAAAAGCCACTCTATTGAGTAGCTTTAATAAATTGCTCTTATGTTAATTTCTTGGTTGATATTGAATAAAATGATTATTTTTTTAATAGTTCTTATATAACTAAAGCACCCGTTAGTTTAAGTACATTATTTCACAAACTTACTTTGTTTTGCATAATTTATATGAACATTCTTTACAGGAATGCTGCCCCTTTAGTTGAATAAAAAGAAGAGTCGTCTGAACAGCTCAACGATCTTATACCAAGGCAACCGTTAGTTGATTTTACGGTTTGGATTGCGGTCAATAAAATCCTCCACTTCATCAGCTAATCTATAGACAATGTCGAAATAATGTTCTTCTGAAAGGACGCCTTTAGTTCTCCATTTTTGCAACTCTCTATAGTGAAGGCTTACAAAGTAGCCCTCTATATCCCTTCTTGAAATCCCCTGTGTCTCTCCCATATCTGCAATAGAAAGCCCTTCTTTCCAATGTTGTTCATATTCATCACGACTCATTCCCAAAAAATTAGATATTGCATCATAATCGTATTTTATATGGTAAACTACGGTTCCATTGTCTTTTTCCCCTTGTTCTTGTTTTTCCGCATTGACAACTAATGAACACGATAAAGCTATAGTAAAGAAAAGTAGTACTCCTTTAAAAACAGATTTCAACATATAAATAGAACCTCCTTTTTTCATTCTTTTATTGTGTGAGTTTTTGGATATACTATGTCCAACATTTAAAAAGCTTCGATAGTACGTTTGCCGTTAGTACAATAAGTTCAACAAAAAAAGCGTTAATCCATCTTGGATCAACGCACCCGTTAGTTGAAGAAGTTAAAAGTTAGTTTAAGAATTACTCTCGAAATTCAGATACTGAAACCCCCGATGTAGTTACATTGAAGGTTATCGTAACTGGACCATTTAAGTGTAATTATTCACTATCTGTATTTCCTCTTTTTATTGAAATTGATTGTCCTGATCTAAAAGATCAGGAACTACTCATGTCCCCTAATGATATTTAGCGGACATTCAGCTTAGAGTAGAAACAACCTGCTTTTCATACCCGAAAATGCCCTTAGCGTATTTTTTTGTTAAAATGTTGGCGAGACCACCTTCTCAAAATGTTCAACTGTTGGAAATGGGTCATAAAAATTATGTAATTTCTTTTTCCATTCTTGATACTCGTTGGATTGTCTAAATCCAATTGTATGGTCTTCTAATGTTTCCCACTGCACCAGTAGTAAATATTTCCCCTCAACTTCCATACAACGCTGTAATTCGTGAGATATGTACCCTTTCATTGAAGAAATAATTTCTGATGCCCCACGAAATGCTTCTTCATATTCTGCTTCCATACCTTCCTTAACTTGTAGCATAACAGCTTCCAATATCATTTAATTCCCCCCTTTTCAAAAGTATAACATTACTCTTTTTTTATGACTTTTTGTTGAACTAACCTGCCCCGATAGTTCAATAAAGAAAGAGTCTTCTGAACAGCTCAAAGGTCTTCTACTAAAGCACCTCGTTAGCTTAACAATCAAATTTGTTGACCATCTAAGTATACATAACAAAAATCAGGGGAATCTTTAGTTAACTTTAAAAATCGGAGGTGAAATAATGAAGATTATACTACTAACAATCATTGCCTTATCTAACTTACTACTATTACCAACTTCATCAATTAAAGCAGCGAACAGCTCGACATCAATTTATGAAAACGTAAATCCAAAGTTAATTTATCCTGATAATCATGGTAAATCGTTTATTAGTGAAGATGAATTTTATAGCACCTTAGATAAAAATATTTATGAAGAGTATATCAATGCAGCATTTAGTATGCGTCAAAAAATCACTTTTAAGGATTTGCCAAATATTGAAGAAGTATTTAATCAGAAAACTCGAAATGCATATAAAAAAATGAATCTGCAAAAACAGACTCATGTAGACCCTAATCGGCAAGTGTATTTTTTTGCATCTTTTCACCAAAATGAAACAGAAGAGTTCCATAAATTTGTTGTTATAGACGCCGAAACGCAAGTCGAACTTATGGGTGGAAATAGTTATCATAAGTACTTCAATCCTTATAAATAAACTAAAACCATCAATTACATTGGTGGTTTTTTTAAAATAGGAAGTAAACTACTTGAACTTATTCAACTAAAGCACCCGTTAGTTAAAAAAGGAGTTTCATTATTAGTAGGTTATATTATTTATACTTCCTTGAATATACAAACTCTGTAATCGGAAGTGTCACAAATGTAAGACCGACCACAATAAGCAAAGGATAATTCTCAATATCATTAAATTTGGTTGCTCCTTCAGAGATAAACAGAATTAAACCTGACAATATCATTAATGCAAAGTAACCTATCTTAGCACTTTGGGTTTCAATATGCTTATCTAATTCGTCCTTCTCTTTAGGACCTTCGTGGCTGCCCCAAGTAAGAGAATTAACAAAGTATGCTAATGCAAGAAAACTAAAAAATATTAAACCACCATCTATAGTTCCAAATCGTACCCATCTGTATATAGTGATTCCCGCAAGCGTACAAAATAAAGTAAAGGTTAAAACAACGATGATTTTTTTTGATTTATCCACTCTTTTTTCCTCCATTCTCCAATGGTATAAATAAATCCTCCATAGTGATTCCTAAATACTTCGCTATATCAAATGCCAACTGTAAACTTGGGTCATACTTGTTGTTCTCAATTGCGTTAATCGTTTGCCTACTTACATTACATAACTCTGCTAATTTCCCTTGTGAAAAACTGTTTTTTTCTCTGTATTCTTTAATTCTGTTTTCCATTCTATATGCCACCGCCATATTCCTAAGGTGTAAAAAACCTTTTACACCTATATAATAAAATAAGACAAAGGAAGTGTCAAACATTTTTTACACCTTCTTTGTCTTTTGATTATAGAACTTGACTCTTATTCAACTAAACTGCCCCGTTAGTTTAAGTACATTTCTTCACAATCTCTACAGTAATATTAACATAAATACCCAATAAAAAATCTCCTTCCTATTGATTCTCATAAATCATTGATAGAAATAAAACTGATATTCCCTTCACCTGTATTCATTTCAGCAAACCTTGCTTGTACAAATGCGTTGATGACTGCAGCAATTGGATCAATACGTTCTCGTGATTTTCTCTTTGATAATCTGATATTCTCGTTGTGGTCAATCTCAGTAATGGCATTACCAACAGTCCACGCTAATAATTCATCGCCATCATGAGTGATTTTCTCTTGATAAATTGATTCACGAAATTCTTTTGTTGGTTCAGACAATGTTGCGGTACCTTGTCTAATTTCTACTGTTGTAAAACCTTTCGCTGCCATGTTCTGTGCGAACTGAGTTGCACCCCATGGGTCGTAGCAAAGTAGAATTGGATTCCAACCGTTTTCTTCAACAGTTTTTTCAATCCATTCTTCTACAAAGCTGTAATCTACCACAGCTCCAGGAGTTACACTCAACCACCCTTTATCCATCCACAGTTGATATGGCACCTTGTCCTTCGCTTGCCGTTCCCTCAACATATCTTCCGGAATAAATGAGTGCTGCTTAACATGAAAACCCCATTCAACTGGAAATACAAACCCACTACTCGTTAAATCGATTCTCTTGGATAAATCCAAACCAATGTATACATCATGGCCAGTTACATCTACATCTTCTCTTCCGCAAGCATTCCATTTTGCTAAAGGCATATAACCACCTTGTTTCTGATCAATCCAAATGTTCATATTTTTAGTCATAAAGTTTCTCATTTTTTCAGGAACATCTTGAGCAACTTTAAATTGACTGCGTAAATAGTTAATACCGTTTTCATACGAGCATATAATTGGATTTGCTTTTACCCAATTGCTCTCATCAGCAATATCATCGCCCTCATCAAGCTCATTGATCATAGCGAAATATTCATCATTTTCAATTGGATTATCTGGGTCGAGAATTTGACTGACATAGTGATATTCCACTCGGTAGCATGGATAATCTAACTCAAATCCAGCTGTTGTAATGACCATTAGTAACGGCTGAGCTCGAGCACCTTGACCAGAGTCACCGATGTCGTAAAGTTCAGCTGTTTCATGAGCGTGATATTCATCGATGATAAAAGTTGATGGTGAAGTACCGTCACCTGTTTTTCTATCTTCCTTTGAGAGAGCTTTAATAATAGAACCACTTTTCAAATGAGTGATAGTCCCATATGCGACTTTGAATTTATCTTTCAAATCCTCATTCGCCATAATCATTCCTTCAATTTCATCCCACACTAATTTTGCCTGGTCTTTTTTAGTTGCTGCGCAATAAACCTCTGCGAAAGGTTCACCAAATGCAGATGATTCATAGCTTCCAACTGTCCCAAGACTTTGAGATTTGGCGTTTTTCCTAGCCACTTGCCAGTAAGCCTTTTTGAACCGGCGATACTCCGTATCCACATGAACCCAACCATATATATTACCGAAATTAAATTTCTGAATAATATGAGGGTCAATATTCTTTCCAGCTAATACTCCTTTACGGTGCTTAAAAAGTTTCATCCAATCCATAAACCGTTCAGCTCTTGCTTCATCAAAAATGTATGGGAAACCTTCACTTCCTTCACGTTCTAAGTCATATAAAAAACGACGACATGCCCACTTATGTTTAACACAAGCTACAATATCGCCGTTTAATACGGATTCACTGTATTCAATTAATTCTTGTCTAAGTGACATTACACATCACCAAATTTTCTTTCGAATTCTGATTCAGGTTCATCATTCTCCGTTTTAGGAATCACTAATTTTAGTCTGGAAGTGATAGTAAGACCCAGATCACTAGCTGCAGTTCTACATTCAGTGAATAATGTATTTTTCGTTCTAATTAACTTTGGATAATCATCATTCGCAATTGTTACGGATTTCCCTGAATCCGTTTTAACAACTTCAGTTGCTTTTATCTTTTTCATATCCTTAATTAGCTGTAAATATTGATGTTTTGAGTCTAAATATCGCGCTAAAGAGTCCACATCTAGGTTGCTGAAGATGTTCAATTTGATTAACTCTTCCGCTATCATATTAAACTCTTTCTTTTGTGTAGCCGTTAAATATGTTGGTGGCTTCACTTTGTCACAATCCCCACGCATTGCGGTTTCGTGTGCTTCACGCTTCCTAATTTCTTCCTTAGTCAAATGTTTCGAAGCACCTTTTCCTTGGATCACTTGTAAAGGTTGTTTATTTCGTCCTGTCATCACTATCACCTCCTTCAAAAAAATATTCAAAAACGGGTTTTTTTACACGGAAAACTCCCATGCGGTTAATTTGTGTTTGTTTTTCACACAATTAAAGTAGGGGGGCTATCACTTTTAACTGAAAAAATATATAAATAACTATCGAAAAAATAAAATAAAAATATATTAAATTATTTTTTATCTACTGCTGTCTTCTTGTTATGACAAGCCTTGCATAGATACTGAAGGTTATCTAAGTCTAATCTCTTCAACCAATTAACTTTAATCGGAATGATATGGTCAACAATGTAACCAGGAACTAACCTGTTGTCCTTGAAGCATGATATACACATACCGTGGCTTTCGAGTATCGCTAACTGTCTAGCTTTACGCCATGCGGTTGAATGATAGAAAGAGTTAGAACGTTTATCTCTTTGATGTTTATCATAGTAACGGTTATCATTCGTTGTCTCTGTTGTATGAGCTTCACAGTATCTTGAAGTCGTTAGCTTTCCGCAGTTAGGTTTGTTACATGGCTTGAGTGGTTTACTTGTCATGTGTCTCCACCTGTATGCGTAGTAACTGCATGGCTTGCTTGATAGACTGGTGTAGTTCGTTAGCTTGTCTAGCTTTAGCTGCTGTTGGTCTGTGTGACTGCTTACGTTGCATCTTCCTTAGGTTAGCTTGCATGGCTCTGATGTGAGTGTCAGTGTAATAGCATGTGTATGCATGACCACATGATGGACAGTTAAAGTAAGTATGTTCAATGTCTGTGTTTATGCCCTCCACAGATTGAGGATTCTGATTTAGAAATACAGATTCTTTTTTGAGTTCTGAAATATAAAAATGAGATTGGCATTCGTCACACGAACTTGAGATTGGTGTTTGAATTCGAGAAATAGAAACTGGCATTTGAAATCCCTCCACAATTATTGTTTTCTCATTGGTGGTTTCGGTGCATGCTTTGTTGGTATTGATTCGCTGATTGTACAATCCTCATCGTCATTAGCAGATCTGTACATTACATAAGTAAGACCAAACATAATAGATGCTCCACCACACATTAACAAAAACATTCCTACAGTTATTAGATCCATATCTCTCATCCCTCCAATTATTTATACATCCACACAGACACACGATACTAACAGTCCTGATTAACCCTTGAGGTGTTTAATGACTTGTATCATGTGGCTGTATGAGTGCATAAGAAAAAGCCACACCGGATGGGACTGCCCCCATTGATGTGACTTTGAAATTAAATATTTGTTCAAGTGAATTCAAATCAGCTAAAGTCATTTGATAAACGACATTATTATTTGTGTTCAACTTTGAAAGTGTTTCTAAAAGAACGCCGCTTTTTCGGTTTTAGTTTTATTGTTTCCAACGCCATTTTCATCCATATAATTACTTCTGCGTTTTAAATGTTGTATACCAAATCTTAGTCCATTTAAACCTTCATCTATTATTTCTTTAAAATCACTTTCATAAGCGCCACCAGCCAATTCATTTTTACACATTTCTAATGCCTTAAATCCTCTATCTAAGTCTCTAATAAGACCAGGATGAACATTAAGTGCAATGTCATTATTTCTATCACTCTTTTTAAGGTACTTTTCTTGCTCAGTTAATTTAGAATAAATAACACTTAATATTTCCTTGTCACTAGGTCCATTTTTATTAGCGGTCCCTTCTTCTTTTTCTATTGCATTTATAGCGTCATTTAAGTCATCCCACCACATGTCAAAAGCCTTTGCTAATCTATGTTCTTCTAATTTCACCACTTGATTAGCGTTATTAATACTTTGTATTAAGGAAAATACACTTTCTTTTTCCAAATTTTTCGCAGATTGAAATTGCTTCAAAGGCCCTTCATTCAATATCAAGACATCGGCGTTATATAAAACTGGTACAACTTTAGAATCTAACGTTTTAGATAAAGCACCCGCTTCGTAATTAATCCAAGGAGCATTAATGTTACTTGGTGTAACAAAAATTAATCCATAAGTAGATTCTTGTAGATTTCCAGTAATACTATTATTCCATCTTTCTCCTAAAGAAATATCTTTAGCAGACATATAAGGTTCTACAAATTGTAATACATTTGGTAACCATTCTTTAAAAATCGTTGCCAATTGGTTACTTTCACTTCCAGACCAACTTAAAAAAACTTTCATATATAATCTCCTCTACTTTAATATCTTGAAATAATTATAAAGTTTAAGGAATTATATGTATGTAATGTATTTTTGTTGTTTTTGATAATTTAAGGACATAGTATATAAAACAGTGAATACTACGCATATAGGACCACCCTTTTCGAGTGGCCTAATAAATGAGGAAATCAAATGCCTGTAAATCGTCTTTCACAACAACTTACAATTACCACTATAAATTAGTTTGTATATACTTTCGATACATTCGAGGAGTGAACCTTTTGTGAACCCTCCTGATAATCGTCTACAAATTGAATAGTTCGCATGATTTCTGCATGACGCTTTTTTACATGACTGGCACTGTACCCTAGTTCTTCAGCTACTTCTTCAAGCGTCATACCGTCGACATACTTTAGTTTTAATATCCTCTGGTTCATCCCTTTGAATGTATCGACTAAATTCATAAGGTCGTTCATCTGTGATTGTTTGTGATTAAGTTCGTTTGAAATCCTTTGTATGATGTCTTCTAATTTTGCGCCATCTGATTTCTCGGTAAGTTTAACTCCCCATAGATCTCCACTTGTCCACCGTTTTAATTCTCTTTCTGATTGTTCTAAGTTGAATTCAAGGTAGGATATTTCATCATAAAGATTATGATAATTTTTCAACCACTCATACATGTTCACCACCTACCTTTCTTATTTATTCCTACCGAACTAAAGACATATCGTTAATCGTTCATATTGGACGCTCTGAGAGGTTTTAAACTTCCGATGATAAAATATACCAATCTAGTATTAAAACCTCAAATACGCGAGCATACGTTCCTTTTATGGGTAAAAAAATAATAACCTAACTATTAAACACTTTTATCGCCACGTTTACTAAAGTGGTTTCTAAAAGATTTATTCGAGATTTCAAAGCAGCACTTTCATCTTCACTCATCATGTGATCCTGTTTCGCTTCATGTTCCATTATTGTATGACCTGCTTGTTGTAATGCCGATTCATACTCTTCAGCTAGTTTGTCATCTTCCACAATTGAAGATACTTCAGCAAGCACCTTGTCCTTTTGCTCAACACGAGTTTGCGTTCGATACTGAGTGGTGGCAATACCATTACGTGACTTCCACTTAGAAAAGCTACCTTTTGGGATATTTAACTCGATAGCAATTTCAGTATCCGTAAACCCTTTAGCTTTTAGTTTCTTGTACTTTTTAACCTTCGCTTCATTATCCATCTTTTCCTTGGCCTCCTTCTCTCGCAAACCAGATTGAACTCTTTTATCGATACTGATTTCATCAAGTTGTTTACCAATGTCTTTTAACTGTTGAAATACACTACAACTTTCACATGCTTCTCGCTTACCAGCTCTGTCATTCGATTCTGGACATGGTTCGCAATGTTTAATGTGTAACACATCTTGTTGGGCAAGTAGGTTTATTCGTTTCTTTGCATATTCTTTTCTAAGTGCTGATTTGTTATTTTTCAAAGGATCACATCCTTTTTCGTTTTATGTTCGTTATATCCCTTAAACACGAACTTTAACAGCGGTATGTCAGCTGAGTTGATTACCAAAATACGAACATTTTATTGATACTTCCAGCTCATATATTCGTTTTCTTCGTCTGAAAATCCATTTAGTTCTTGAAATGTTTCTTTTTCAGTTTGTTCAATTAGTTCTTTCTCTTTTTGAATTTCGTAATAATCATTCATTCTAATACCCTCTCTTCTGACGTTCAAAATTAATCTTATTTTTATCGTAGTAGGCTTGTTCGATTTGGGTTTCAGTGAATCCTAGCATAAATCCTAAATGGATAAATGAATGCATTAACTCCGTGTAGTAATCATCATCCTGTAATCCAATTACATGATCCATGACCAATAAAAATTGTTTATCGACTGTAGGTTCTTCGTGATAATGTTGTACATCGATTGAAAAAACATCACACTTAATTTGGTTCCCAATACTCAAAATAAAATGAAGGCAATCGACGTATTCTTCGAGTAAATCATTGCATTTTTGTAAATGGTCCCCTGTACCTTTACATTCCTCGCATTCCCAAAATTGCATTGCCCCCCAATCTAAACGGACACCCTTTCCGTCGCAACTAGAGCATTCAACCCATTCCAAAGTCTCAGGCTCCTGGTCATTACTCCAAAACTTAAACCCACGCCATTCATTAGCGCATTCGCCTAATTCAACTAACAGAGCAAGAATCTTTTTACTCAAACGGTCCTCTCCATCTTCCACAGGATGATGTAATTCGATATCACGATCTAATGCTGCTTGTGCTTCAAATAACTTAGTAAGATTCATATCCCAATTCCTCCAATACTTTTCTAGCCTTGTTCCCTTTGTCATCTTCAATATCAGATGGAAAATAACGTGATGTATTATCAATCCATGCGTAGGTTTGTGGGTGTGCGTAAAAACGTGCTACGGATAATAATTTATCAATCTTCATTTCCATTTCGGTTGCTTTTACCTTCATGCATGTTAGGTATACCAATTTATCCAATGATTCTTCTTGAGCATGTTTAACCCATCCTGATAATGAATAGTCGTCCACATTCACAGTATTAGGATATTTAGTGATTCCCTTTGCTGTTTGATTCTCTAATAAATCCTGCAGCTCTCTTAGAATCGGATTGGCTAGGATTTCATCTAAAATATTCACTTGGAACCTCCAATTCTCGTTGAACTCGCATAGTTATTTCTTCAACTTGTTTTAAGTAGGATTCCAAGTCACTGACAGCTTTTTTATCTATAAGTAGTTCATTGCTAATGATAAATTGTAAAGCCGTCATAATCGTTCGAGAATAACCTTTAAAACGCCATCTAGTTACAGTTTCGTCTGTTTTCGGTTTAACTACTTCCTCAAGTTTTTCAATTACTACATTTAGCGAATCATATTGTCTAATGCGTACTTTGCCTAAATCAATCAATACTGGTTTTTCGTTTGATGTTGCATCCATCATGCATTCACTCCTACTAATTCATCTAATGTAACCTCAAAAATTTCTGCTAATTTAATTAAAGTTGTTAGAGAAGGTTCATTTTTATTTAACTCCCACATTCTCACGGCGGATTCTTTCTTACTTAACTTTTCCGATAATTGTTTTTGAGTGAGTTTATGCTTCTTTCTCAAAGCCCGTATATTAATAGCGAAATTATTTGTAATAACCTCATTTTCGCTCATTCAACTTTTCCTCCAATTGATCAATGTAATTCACCATCTGCATAAACAAAGTCACACTTACCGTAATTGCACCTACACCATAAGACTTTGGTTTAGGTCTATTAATCTCACATATTGCAAATTCAATGCCCTCTTTCATATTCGCTACTTTGATTTGCTTTTGTTTACTAGACACTGGTGACTCCCCCTTTGCGCTTTATGCAGCAAGCTATATAATTCACCATTCATTTCAATAACAGTAGGTAATTCGTTTTTATTAACCTTATGCACGTATACTTTAGCCATAAATTCAGAGCCTTTTTTCATTTACAATGCACCCCTTTTTAGATACTCCTTTGCCATGTAATAAAAGTGATGATAGATATAATTCCCGCTAAACTTTTTATCCAAGTAAACAATTGAAAAGTTATAACGAGCTTCAAAAGTTTTTAATGTTCCTAGCAATGCTTTCGGGTCATATTTAGATCTATAATTACCCTTGAGAATTTTTTCGTATCCGTCTTTGTCTTCCACAATTAAGGTGAAGGGATTCTGACTAGCTCGTATCAATTCATTTTCAAATGCTGTGCGCTTGTCCTTACCTAAATTCCCTGTAATCTCATCAATACTGTTTTTACGTTCAATGCAGCCGTTCAAATATAAATCTCTGTTGATGCCCAACTCTGGATTAGCTGGGATCATGGCAGAGTAATCACCTGTTTTAAGTGCTTTATTTTTGATTGGTATTTCCTTTGCATGTAAATAATCTAAGATATGGCCATTCACGTTCTCGCGCGTATCTATGATTATCGTTAGAGTTTTTAAGATTTTATTCATTTCTGTATCTGTGTAATGGTAATGAATCAACTTTTCACTTCCTTTTCGCATATGCGCAAGCTAATCTATAAATCTCTTGCGCTATTACCCTCGATTCATTGCTTTCAAATTTCCGGTAATCGTCGTACATATCATTCCAGCCGTTTTTAGTTAGCGCGATCATCCATTCATCAAATAGTAATAGAGAATCGATTTCCGAACATAACCATTCATTTAATTTCTCGTTGTGCTGCCAACCACAGAATTGATGTAGTATTTTTTGTAATGTTATATCTACTGAACTTGCACCTTGCCAAGAATTAAACCATTCTTCGATTTGGTTAAAAATTGGTTCAGCTGCTTTTAAGATTTCCACCGGCACCAACTTTGCACCTTTCAACGCTAACCGCCCATCTGACTCATCACGATATATTTCAGCTCCACTTTTAAAAATATCGCTTATTACTTTTAAAACTTGCAATCTATCACCTCAGTTGCTGAATTGTTATCTAAAAACATTCATTTTTATCGAAAGTTATTAAACGATAACTCACTTGCACCTTACAGCCACAAGGGGTTCGGGAAATCCGTTACTAAACGTTACCCGTTTTGGGTATTAGCGCCTTATATAGTACTTATATTTATTTTTTTATTTTTTTAATTAATACCAAAACAAATAACAAAAGATAACTTTAATAAATACAAAACTACTCAAACTCTTGATACCATTGACTTCAAGCCACTTTTCAAAAAAGTTATTAAACTAACTTAAAACCCGTTTCACTGCCGTTTTCCGATATCTTTTGTTGAAAATAGCTACCTTTTCGCTCCTTTAAAGTAACTCCGTGAATAAATGTTTTATTCTGATTGCCTTTTTTCTTTTTAAAGCCCTTCGTCTCGAGCATTCGATAAAATGCTCGATTTTTTAACGCATGCTCACCAGTTTTGTAGCACCAATTGGAGTAAATTTCATAAAGCTCCTTCGCTTCAATTTTCACTTCATCGATCATCGGCACGTAACAGCACTCATAAAGAAATGGTCCAAGAATGTCCATATCTTCTTTATAATCGCCTGTAGCCTTCTTCACGACCATAGGCTCCTTTAAGCCTGACTGCTGCCACTTCAAACAGCCTTCAATAGCCCAATTCAAGATCCCTGACATCTCTAGTGATAATTTTTCAGGTAGCTTCAAATCACGTTTTTCTTTAGGCAGTTGTAGATTGAATGGAACAAGCTTCACACGGCGCCATATCCCTTCATCCACACCTTTTATTACTGGCTTATGGTTTGTCGTAAAGAACACTTTAAACTCAGGTATAAACTCGAAATATTCTTGTCGCAAGAAACGCGCTAAAACTGGCTCACCACCTGTGATTTGCTTTACGAATGCTTCCGACAATTGTTCTCCATCTTCTGATTCAATCGCTGATACAAAACGGCTACTGACCAATCGGGCAATGTCATTATTCGCCCCGGTTTCCTTTTTCTTAATAAACGTGTCCGATTTAGCTTGTTTGCCGTACTCGCCCATGATGTCCTTAATCGTATTAATAAACGTTGATTTACCATTGCTACCCCCTCCAATCAGGAAGACCATGATTTGTTCACTTATTTCACCTGTTAAGCTATAACCGATTAAACGCTGCATGTATTCGATTAATTCTTCGTCACCCAAGAATATTTGTTCTAAGAAACTTAACCATTCAGGACATTTCGCTGATTCATCAAATGTAATATTCGTTATTTTAGTTAAACTAAGTTCACGATTGTGCGGCTGCAACTTACCTGTTTTCAAATCTACGACGCCATTTTCGATATTCAACAAATATTTATGTCTATCGAAATCACTACGATCTCCTGGTACTAGTATCTTCAAATCTTTAATGGCGCTTTCACGCACATTATGTTTTTCGCAATGTCTAGCCCATTTTTGCTCGATTTCATCATTTGATTCACCAAGTTTCCGGACGACTTTAGCGACAAGACGATGCAATTTTCCTTTTTCGTCATACTCCCAATACTTACCGTTCCAGATGTACCAACCGACTGATGGAATATAGCGAATTACATGCCCATATTCATATGCGATTCGCTCTGCATTTCCTAAATCGGTTAATTTAAATTTACGAGCTGGCTTTCTTACTTCATCTGCCACTTCATCACTGTTGAAACTGAATGAAAATTCGTTGTCATTTTGATGATCCAACACAGTTGCTGTAGTAGAAGAAATAGCTTCTGCGATAGTACGTTCACCATAAGTTTCACCTGTATCACTAAAATGAATTCTGTCCCATTTATCACGCATTAAGGAAGTTTCACGGAACATTGAATCTATCCTAGGAGCACTTTTCCCTGTCCAAAATGCAAGGTGGTTAGATAGTGCTAAATCACTTCCTGAATGGTCATCTTTAATTAAATTGCCGTTATAAAGGCTTCTTATTTCATCGCCGTTTTTCGAACGGAACATCATTTCCCAAAGTTTTTCATTTGAATGTTTGATTTCATCTTTTTCAAACTCAGCTAAATTTACGCGACCTTGAATATCGCTATCATCGAAATACTTTTCAAATACTTCTGCTAGTTCATCCGTGCGATCATAAACATCATTTGAATTTTCGCGATTACCCGTGAAAGTAAAGTAACGTCCATATGAATAAATTTCTAATCCGTGTTTTGTATTTTTACGTCCTGTCCCCAACACAGACTGTGGAAGACTACCCTTGATGATTATGTGAAGACCGTTTCCAGATGGACTAAATTCGGTATAAGAATCTAATGTATCGATGATTTCTGTTGCTAATGTGTTCGGTTTGTCGTCCACAACACACTTGTCAATATCAATCCCTATGTAACTATCTTGACGACTGAATACAAATCCAATTCCGTCATAGTTACCTTGCATATAGAATTTCACTGCTGTTGCGAATGTTGACCATGTACGCCGATTATTTGCTTGTGCCATTTCACCATCTGGTTGATATGGTACCTTTGTTTTCTTTCCACCACGTTCTTCAAACCGCCATAAAATCCATTGGGGAAGGGCCTTTAATTCAGCGGGTATTTCATTAAAGTTGTAATTTTTATTAACTTGCATAGTTGCCCTCCATAATTTATCTTGATTTCCACAATTAGATGTAATAAAATTTGAATTGTAAGTTGCTCTTGAAGGGTTAAGCTTCGGCCTAAATCCTACCCTTCATAAAGGGTGAAACCTATGGAGATTACAATTACCTTAAAGGTGAATGTATCGCCTGCGGTGGCTTTGCTACTGCTTAAGCTGTTCGGTCTTTAAGACCGTCCGGCTTTTTTTATTAAGTTATAGAAAAGAGAAGCCCATCAAAAGGACTTCTCTATGAAATTGTTATTTAGAACGGAATATCATCTTCAGTAATTTCAAATTTTGTATTTGGTGCTTCAATTTGCGATTCTTTAAAGCCTTTAACCTCTGGATATTTGTTGCCGTTCCATTCACGATGTCCAACAGTAATAACAAGGTTTTTATTTAATAGTGTATCTGCCCATTCCTTATAAGATTTAAATTCCATTCCATGAGGAAAACCTGCAGCTTTTGCAATTGATTGCAACCTCCACATTGCATTGTCAGTGATAGTAAAGTTGTCATATAAAATCTTTTGACCTTGGTGATTTTGAGGTACATCAGAACGAATCTCATAATCTACTGTTATACAGTTGTTCCCAGAATTCGCTTTTTTCGTTTCATAGTTAATAACGGTTACTTCGTAATCCCCCTGTGCAATTAGTTCAAACCCGTTACTAGCATCTTCATGATTAATTTTGAATCCCATATTAAATTCCTCCAATTAGTTCGATTACGCGATCAACTTCGCGTTTATTAAATACTTCAAGTTGTTTACTTGTCTTAAATTCACAATCTGTAATTATTTTTTCCAAAGCTTCATTACCTTTGGCTTTCTTACGAATTGCTTTCACAGAATCTTTAAGCTTTTGTTCTTCCTTTTCACGGCGCTCACGTTCTTCTGCTTGTACATCCACACCGAGTTCAAGGTACCGATATAACTTAGAGCCAACTTCCTCTGTAATTTGAAACTCACCTTCAAATAAGTTTGTAATATCCTTGCTGATTCGAGCTTGATGTTCCATATCAATATTGAATACTGTGTCAAATTCATACTCCATATCGTCTTTCTGTACAGGTTTCAACCCAACTTTTTTCGGAACATTTTTACCGTCAATTAATTCAATGACATAATCACTTTTCACTCGCATTGTCACAATCATGTGGACATCAGCGGATGTTAGGGCTTTAGTTAACTTTGATGTTTCCGGTGCTAATTTGCCCCAGTTTTGAAACGAGTTACCCTGCATACCACCATGTGTTTCGACTACTCCACCTTCGCCTTGCCATTGGTGTGAAAGACTATCGACAATGATTATCTCTGCACCTGCTTTACGTAACGCCTCAATTGCAAAGCGATAACGGTCAGTTGTAAATGGCGGTGAAAAGTCGATATATTTGAAAGAACCAATAGATAAGTCGCCAAAAGTTTGGCCTTGGTATGTCAATAACCGTTTATGCTCTGTATCTGCAGCGCCAATTTTCTTCCACACGTCTTCATCAGATAAATCCGGATATGCTTCACGGGCTATCCCGAAAGCTAGACGTAAAGCACTTAATGATTTACCAGAACCGGAAGGACCCACTAAACCTATCAATGCTTTTTGCTTTTCACGCCGGGCATCTTGTACTTCGAATTCATTCATTTGTTACTCACCCCCTATCGAATACTTAATGATTCAGTTTGATTCAACCCAACACCAGGAATAACTACATCTTGTTTAAGTTTTTCTAATATCAATTCTCTGTTTATCACCGAATCTTGTTTAACGAAATATTCTTCAGGAATAAAACTTTCATCTAATACTTTTAAAGTGTGCGCATTTTTGCTGATACTGACTTTAAAAATCCCTGCACTAACACTACGTTTTTCTAGCGCATCCATATTAGTTCGAATATATTCTTTCAGACCTTTGGCGTTAGCTTTACGTTCTTTTTTCATAGATTCGAGCCGTTTTATTTCTAGATCAATTGCTTTTGCACTCGCCTCCAGGTTACGAATAACCTTTACAGTATCTTCAATTTTCTCTTCAAAGCTGCCGTCTATAGATTCAATGGTGTCTTTGATTGCTTCTATATCAACAGATCCATCTTCAAGCATTTGCTGAAGTTGAAGCATGTCCTTTGTAATTTCGTATAACTTCATGTATAAAACCCTCCTAATTGTGTTATATTATTACTAGTTAAATATTTTTGCTGCGCTCGTTAAAGACTGCCATCTTTAGCGAGTTTTTTATTTCTCGGTTTCATAGGCTGTGTGGATGCTCTAAAATACCCCCAACCTCTCGACAACCTACTTTTATAAGTTGGATAATCAATGCCGTTTGCTGCTGCAATGTCCTGATACTTTTTAGGATGACATCTGCGTTCATTACCAGTCATAAGTGGTTCACGGATTGCTTTTTCTATATCCCACCCACACTGATAAACACGTTGATACAACCTTTGCTTTTCGATACCATTTAATCTAGCTTTCTCGTAATCTTCTGGTGTAATGAAATAACGCTTTTCCATACGTTTCACCTCTCCATTTACTCAGCTTGTTTCGGTTCAGCGTTTAACACCTCAATTAAATAATCTTCGATGTTATCTTCTAAAACGATAGAGTCACCAATTACAAAATATTTATCACCTGATTGAATTTCTGTTCCAAAGCTATCTTCTATTGAATGATCATTTTCGCGAGCCATTTCATGTTCACTATGCTGTCGTGTGGGATATCCAGTTGCACATGCCATTGTTATAGATGGATGTTCAATATCTGCCATGTTATTTACCTCCATTCATTTAAGGTGCTAATACCTGTTTAGCCTGGTTAGTATTTCTGTGGACGAGTGTCCAGATGTTAGATTGTTTTTTACTCATCAACCAATTTTCACTGTTGATTTTTAATGCCTGTAGATGTTCACGTTCCGCAACCGTTAAACGCTTGCCATTCTTCGTGCTACTCACCGCCCTGCAAAAGCTTTAAGGCTTTTTCAATTCCAACAATTTTCGATTCTTGAATGTTATATTGAATTTGAAGCTTCAACATTTTCCCTGTATCCGTTGCATGGGCAATATCATGAGCAATATCGTTGTGTTTTTCTAATTCATCCGCTAATAAAGTTTCTAATTTCTTTATACTTCCGTTATCCTTCCACACGATGTTGTCAGCTAAATTCCCTTTTGAATCATCATTTAGCGTGATGTAATCGCCATCTACAAAGTACCCAACAGAATTGATTTCACCTTCGAAATAATTGATTGTAGTTAACTCATGTGATCCATTTTCTACTATCAAATATGGTTTCATTTTCTTCCCTCCAATTATTTAATTAATTTGATTGCACGTTCTAATACATCTTTATCTGTGCTGCTAACAAGTTCTTTTAATTTTTCAAGACCTTTTGTTACATCTTCACGTTCAACATTTGGTTGATACTTCTGAAGAACAATTTGATTACCATCCACATAAATTTCTAATGGATCTCTTTCTCCAATTCCTAAACCTCTTCGTAATTCAACCGGAATAACCACACGACCTAATTCATCAACTTTACGTACAATACCTGTAGATTTCATTTCTTCTCATCTCCATTCGATTTTTTTGTTTCCCATTTAACAACAAAGTATTTTTGATAGTATTTCCCCATCAACAATCCTGTTTTCTCTTTATTTTCAATTTCACAATAAAAGTCATTCTCTTTAAGTGCTGTACAGATTACTTTTAATGCTCTAACATCGTCATCAGATTCAATTTTCTTTTCATAAATTGCAAGACCATCAAGTGCTACATCTTCTATTTTTCGAATTATCTCTTTGAATAAAGGACCTTCTAATACCGTTTGTTCAAAGTTTTTTACACCTTCTTCAGTTAATCCTTTTAAATACTCTAATGAAGGAATTTCTACTTTCTTCTCCATTTCCAATCCTCCCCATCTAATTTGAGTTCTCTGATACGCCTGACATATTGCCCAATAACGCTCCCACCCCGACATGTTGCGCCAATCCCCATTGTGGACAATCAACAATTATCCCTCCTTGACGAGTTTGAATAGTTGCTCCATCGTAATCTTTAAATATTTTGATAGATTAAATGCCTCTTCTAAGGTGAATTGTCTGCGATTGTATTCTTTCAATTGGTACGATTTTTCACAGATTCCTAAAGCATTCGCACATTGTGTCGGTCTAAGGTTTAAGCTTTTTCGAAATCTGTATAGTGCTGTTTTATGCATTGTTGTACTCTGCGTTTGTGTCATCTATGATGATGCCATCTTTCCCAACTGGAGAATCGATATGAGCAAGAGAATCCGTGAGCTTCTCTTCATTATTAATAAGTTTAAAATTTCGATGCTCATGAATGTAATCTTTGATAACCATCCCAACAACTTTCTCATCTGGCTGTACCGCCTTCAAAAATTCCTCGGGTACTTCAATTTCAAGCGCTCTTGCTAATGCGATAGCTTGTCCAATGTGTTCGTTGAATACTTCACCTGGTGCGCATTTTGCTATACCTCTTGAACGAACGTTAGAACTTGTTACTCCTCTCAATAAGCAAACTACAGTACGTTTTTTTGCATTAGATATGAACTGTTCTTCCACAACATATCCTTTATAACCAATACCGCGCGTAAGTTTTGAACCAATCTTAAGTTTTGAAAATGGCATTGGAGATAATACTTTTGTCTTTTGTATATGTCCCTCCACAAACTCCTTAGCCTGCTTAATCAACAAAGCACGTTGTTCGTTTGGTGTGAGTACCTCTGGGAACGGTGGTTCATATTCCACAGGCTTGCGGTGACCGATTGGTTTGAATACTTCTACTGTGGATGTGGTGCGATTGAAACGTTCTTTATAAACTGACCAATTATCACCATCACGATCTTGAATCTCTAATAATTTACTTACAGGTCCGTATATTTCATCTTTTAAAATGTAATCACTATCTGATTTAGCAGTCGGTCTAACATAATCCCCCTCACGAGCCTCACGCTCCACCTTACGTAGCTTCAACCCTTTATGTTGGATTACGTTGTCACCATCAACCTCAGCATTCTTTTGCGCTTCCACATAAGATGGATCTAATCGTTTCTTCAACTCTGCCATGATATTCTCCACACTGCTGATTAACTCTGTGCTTTCTACATTTGTGAACATTCGATTTCCTCCTATTGGTTTATGACTTTTTAGTTTCTTGTTCCAATTTTCTTTTAGCTAAAATCCGTGGTAATGAAGTTTTCATAAAAAATTCGAGCATCGCTTGTTTTGTTTCTGGTGATATTTTCAATTCACTCATACTAATCACTATCTCCTTTCACCCTATAAACCAAGGCTTTTCATAATTAGCTTTACCTTCTCTTGTGCTTTTGGTCCGTTTTTCTTCCCTCTTAGTAGATCTGATAAATAAGAAGGTGTAATGCCTATCGATTTTGCTAAATCTTGTTGCGTCATGCTTGATTTAGCTAGTTGAACCCTAATTAAAATCCCATCTTCTGTAATCATTTTTCCACCTCCTAAATACATTCCAAAAAATAAAGCTAATTTATTCGCTAATAAGTGTTGATTTAATTAGCGAATATGCTAATATATAGGTATAACAAATAAACGTGACAAAACAACATAATCACTCGTTGGGGAACGATATTTACTGTTGGCTTTGTTATGCCTTGCGTTAATAAATCAGCTTATGAACATAGTATAATAGCATATTTGCTAATTGTCAATAGTATAATAGCATATTTGCTATTTCATGAGCAGTAAAGGACGGATCTGTTGATATGACTATTGTCGAGAGAATTGAAGAGCTTGTAAAAAGAAATCATTTATCCATTGCTGAATTAGAAAGAAAGGCTGGACTACCTAATGGTCAAATTAGAAGGTGGAGTACTTCAAATCCTGGTATAGACAAAGTAGAAAAAGTTGCAGATTTTTTTAACGTTTCTGTCGATTACTTACTTGGTAGAACAAATAATCAGTTCACAGATTTGCCAGAGGATATCGAAACAATAGCTGCACATATCGATAAGGACGTTACTAAAGATGAAATTGAAAACATTAAAAATTATATCGAATTTATTAAATCACAGCGTAAGTGAGTAATAAGGAGTGTTAGTTTTGGCTTTAGATACTTTAATTTCTGAATATCCGCAAATAACAATAAAAATAGCCGATATGCCTAAAGGATTATCGGGCTTATACTTCGATAATGTTATTTTGCTTAATAAGCATCTTGCAAGTAACGAAAAACATTGCGTTCTAGCAGAAGAAATTGGTCACTACGAAACAACATACGGAAATATTACAGATTTAAGCGATGTTAGAAATGTTAAATTGGAGAAAGTTGCTAGAAGATGGGGGTACGAAAAAATACTCTCTTTAGATCTTCTTATCGATTGCCATAATAATGGATTCTGGACAATCGAAGAAGTGTGTTTTCATTTGGATATAACTCCTGAATACCTTAATGACGCTGTAGCTTATTATATTCAGAAATATGGCGTCTATAAAATACACAACGGATATAAAATTACTTTTGATCCCTTAACTGTTATAAAAAATTATGAATTAGAGTAGCTAATATGCTGCTCTTTTCTTATATCAAATAGAGGTGGCAATAATGGTCGTTGGAATATATATACGAGTGAGTACAAGAGAACAAGCAGAAGAAGGCTATTCTATCCCTGCTCAAAAAGAGCGCCTCATAGCATATTGTAAAGCGCAAGGCTGGGATGATTATAAATTGTATGTAGATGAAGGTGTATCTGCAAAAGATATGAATAGACCTAAAGTACAGCTACTCTTAAATGACGTTAAATCCGGTAAAATAGACATGATTCTTGTTTATAGGCTAGATCGCTTTACACGACGTGTAGCTGACTTATACAAAATACTTCAATTATTAGATGAACATAAATGTTCATTTAAAAGTGCTACAGAGCTTTACGACACGTCTAATGCAATGGGACGGATGTTTATAGGGCTAGTAGCATTACTTGCTCAATGGGAAGCCGAAAACATGTCAGAACGCATAAGTTTTGCTTTAGAGAAAAAAGTTACAGATGGCGAGAGATCTGGAGCAACCCCATTCGGATTTGATTTAGTAGATGGAAAGTTAATCAAAAACAGTGATGGGAGATATTTAAAAGAAATAATTTCTAAAATTGAAAGTGGCTATTCTGCTACAAAAACCGCAAAGCATTTGGAATCCATTAATAATAATCGTAATTGGACCCATGTAACAGTTATTAGGATTCTTAGAAATGTTGCACTTTACGGATCTACTCAATGGAATGGAAAAATAATCGACAATACACATGAAGGTTATATTACAAAAGAACATTTCATAAAACTACAAAAGATTTTAGATGATCGTGCTCAAGCTCCTAAAAAAGAAGTTAAGAGCATATATTTATTTCAAGGGACTTTAAAATGCCCAAAGTGCGGAAATGTATTGTCAGTTCATCGATTTTTTAACAAAAGAGCGGATGGAACTACAAACCAAGGTTGCGTTTATCGTTGTACTCCATGTGTAAAAAAGAAAACGGGTAAAGGTGTCGGGGAATCTCATTTTAAAAAGGCTCTAATTGAATTTATGAAGAGTCTAAATTTCGACAATATAGAACCGATTGAAGATGAAAATAAAGATGAGGTAATTATTACAACAAAACGAATCGAATCAATTCAAAGAAAGCGTGAAAAATACCAACGTGCATGGGCAAGTGATTTAATAACTGACGAGGAATTTGACGCAAGAATGAATGAAACAAAAGAACATTTAGATGAGTTGAAGCGTAAACTGGTAGAGAGTGAACCAAAAGAGCAAATTAATAAAGAAGCTTTAAAAGAAATAGTGATTACGTTTAATGATTTTTTTTCCGATTTAAAAAGAGAAGAACAGAAACAATTTATACAAACTTTTGTTAGAAAAATTGATTTTGAATATGTAGAGAATGCACCAGCTACTGCAAGGTCTAAGCGTGGGGTAACAACAATTAAAATAAAAAATGTAGATTTTTATTAG